CTGCACCAAAGTCTTTTGCAAAATCTTCGTTATATGTAGCGAAAATCACGTTTCTATACGGATCTCTACCCTGCAACCAAGGCACAAAACGCCGTGATATTAGTTCAGACTTACCGTGTCTTGGCGGCATCGATACAATTAGTCGTGGAATATGGCCTTTTTCTACCTTTTCTAGCACCTTTGCTAATGCTCTGTGGTGCTTTGCATCCTTAAACATGCTTTCGTCAATGTTTTCGGGATCATCTGCATCTGGCATGGTGTATTTAACAAAGTCGATAAAGCTTGTGCGGCACTCAATAGCTTTCTTTTGCCGCTTTGCAGCCGCAATCTTGTTTTCTAGCTCATTAAGTACCTTGGCGTTACTCATTAAGTAGTCCTAACGCCAATTCTAACGTCTCTTTATTTCGTCTAGACCAACCTTTTCCATAAATTTTATAGTCATCAAGAGATTGGTAGTATTGTTCTCTGCCGTAGTAATATTTGTCCAGTGCGTCTTTAGGTGTAAGATTGTGACAAGCGGCAATTGTCTTACCCCCTATTATCCCATCTGGTTTTGCTGCAACCGCACGTTGCAATATTTTTACACTGCGACGACCTCCGGCATTATAAGCCATATCTGCAACACAAATATCCAAACCGTTAGGTAATTGGTCTGCCCGTACATTATCCCAGTATTGCGTTTTAACAAAAGGCTTTACGTCCTCTTTCGTCAACGCTTTCATTACATCTTTTGGTGCTGGTTTGCCCGTATATTTAGCCCAGTTCCAAGCAGTAACGCCCCACATAGTAGACCCTTCATTACCATGCCCGTCACCTTTAGCATTTCCAGAATCCCGCTGGTCATCTTGAAACGCTCCTTCGTGAACCATCAGCATATCAAAAAACATGTCCCAATTTTTTTCCATTATTCTGTCTCCACTGGTTTTGTTCCCCACGTTCGGGTGTAGCCGTATTCCTCGTAAGCAGCAGCCCAACGATTTTCTGTAAAAGTCGCAAACTTTATTAAGCTTTCGGTGTCTGCATAAAGTTGATCGATCCACTCGATATTTTCTGCAACTTGGCTTTCTAAATGCTCAATCCGGTGTGCTTGTTCGCTAATCCACCAAACACCACCCACTAGCTGAACGGCCATTGCAAGAACTAACGCTAAAGGTACTTTTAAATCTGCCATTATTTCTTACCGAATAAATGTTTGCCGCCGCGTATTCCTATAGCGGCGCTACATACCGTAAAGACCAGCCAAGTATACCATTCGGGCAACTCAGAAAGACGGGTAAAACCGTTTTTAACGGTTTCTTCTAAACCTGGAATGAAACATAAGATTACTGGGATAAGCACAATCACGGTTACAAACTCGTCCTTGAGAGAGTTTTGCGTACCTTGCGCCATTATCTTTTCCCAATCTGCCGTCGAGGTTTCTTTCGACAACAAAATCTTAGCTTTCGCTTCCGCCTCTGTTAATTTTAACTTGGCGTTAGCTGCCTGTGCTTGGGTCTTAGCATTAAGCCAGCCCCCAGCCAGTTCAGTTATTGGCCCGATCAGTGCTTGTAGCATTTTTAGCCTCCATCATGTTAAACCCGAAGTACGCCGCGACTACCCCCGACGCCCCGATGACATAGACACTCGCTATGTCTGTAATTAGCTCTGCCGCCCGTTCTAAGCCTACGAAAGACGCAAAAAGGATTGCCAAAGGGTAAGCCAGCATCCCAACAGTACATGCCACCACTAAGCGCCTCTGTACGTCACGCTTTTTGTCCATATCTTCCATGTTTCGACGGCGATCCTCGAGCATAATAGCCCGTTCATCTGGATCGATCTTTCCGTTTCCGTTTATGTCGTAGTCGTTCATTTATTCGCCTCGCAATCCGTAATGCGATCCCTCGATCTCGAGTTATCACGATTACTTTTCCGTTTTTGTCGTAAAGCACCCATTTATTTTTTCTCTCTGCTAACCTCAAAACAGTGAACTGCACTGTTGGTATTCGTTATAAGCACTCGCGCTTTGACCATCTCCGTTTTGCAAGCTTCCTCGCTGCCATACGTGCCGATCTGAAAGTAAGAGAACTCTTGCGCTACAAACTGCATCCAGACCAAGAACCACATTACCAGCGCCCCTGCCACTTACCCAAAGCGTAGAACCCTAGAAACAAAATGCCGCCGCTAACTACAAAAATTACTGCGCCTATGGCAAAGTTGATTGCGGCATCTATTCTTTCCTGTTTTTTGTACAATTCTTGCTTTCTTTTTCTACGCATCTGCGCCTCGATCGCTAAAACCTCTTTCCAGGCACTTGGCCCGTAATTGAAAGAAATATGATCCTTAATTTCTTGGCGCATTTGCTCCATTTTCTTTTTATTGGCAAAGATTTCTAACGCTGTTTCTTCATCACTCCCTTTAAATGTTTGTTTCCACCAAGGCGGATTTTTCTCTCTTTCTTCTAAATTAGTAAAATCGGAAAACGCCTTTCCCCACTGGCTCAAAGTTCCAGACATTTCTTGTAGATCCTTGCCCGTCGAAATAGCTGCACGGAGCGTCTTGTACGCCCCTGTCGCCAAAGCAACGCAAGATACTGGGTCCATTACATTCGCGTAAGAATGGACAACAATAATAGGATCATAGCGCCAGCTGTGCCGAGAATAATTGTCTCGATGCGCTTAATCCTAAGTATGGTTTCCTTCCAACGCTCCTCTAGTTGCGTTTCCACCTTTACTACTCGTTTATCTAAACTGGCTAATGTCGGCTTACTCATTTGTATTCCTATGTTGACTGTATCTATCTACACAACGCGCACTTTTAAATTCTGTGCCGCCAGTGATTTAATCTGCACCTTATTGTTGGCCGGAAAGAAGAAGTCATAGTCAGTACCCAATACCGCACCCTCATTTAATGCAGCCGCATCGTAATTCAGCGTCACGCCATCACTCGTTGGCAGTGTACTTGCAGCCGTATCCATCCTGAGTGCAATCATTAGGTCTAAGCTTGTGCCAGTGCTGAAATGGTTGGCATCTGCAACAGCATCTAGTTGGGTCTTGTCCATGCGGTTACTTGATACAGACAATGCTTGTTGCAATGTGTAGAGTTCATCATTTACTGTACCGTTAGTCCATGTAGTAGATGTACTATATGAATCTGTAACACCCATTGAATATTGTCTTACTACATCGCTGTTATTTTCAATACCGTATAGTTTTGCACCATCAGGTTTAATATACATAGCTATAAATTCCTGATTAATTGCTTTTGTTGCAGTATATGATGCTGTGCTTAGGTCATAAGCAGTTGTTAATGTATATTCGTAAACATTAGATGTACTCGCACCAACCCAAATTTTAGTTCCATCATTATTAAAATACATACAATAGGCAGTACCAGTTTGTGATGAATGATCTAACCATTGTGATGATGCTGTAATTGAAGCAGTAGTTAAATCCCAAGCTGTAGATAAATTATATCTTTTTACATATCTTGGACTACTGCCATAATCATAAACAAATACGGCTGTACCGTCTGGTTTCCAAGTAAATGAATAAGGAGTGCTTATACTTCCAACATTAGAAGTATTAAGTTGAACAGATGAATTGTTAGCAAAAGAAGCAGAACTTAAATCATAAGCTGTTGATAAATCAATACGCCAAAGCGCAGGGTATCCATAACTTAGAGCATACAGTTCAGTACCATCGTTATTAAATTCAAGCTCAATTAAATCTGTTAATCCTGCATGGCTAAAAGAAACATTATTGTAACTAGCTGTTGATACATCCCAAGCTGTGCTTAAATCATACTCTGTAATATCAAGTGTTTGTGAGCTACAAATATACATTTTAGTTCCATCAGGTTTAAATGTAAGACCTAATGGATTGCCATGCTGTGATGCAGGGTCAAATGTTTTATTATCATTAGAAATACCTGCTGTGCCATAACCTTGAGTGCTACTCTGACTATTATACTGCCAAGTGCCAGAGTTATTCCTGACAATCGGCCTGACACCATCAGTACCCTTTGCTACCGACCAAGTTGTTCGACCATCAGTCGAAACTGCATAGTGGGCTGTGCCTGTCCCTGCGTTTTCTGCGGCGGTCATGCTGTTGATGTCCGTAAAGTATTGGCTGTCTATCTGACCGCCAGAGTTGGTCACGCCTACATGGTATTGGGCTGTAGGTAGCGTATTAGAACCCATACTATATTGATAAATTTTTGCTTCGTTATTGCCGCTACTATCTAATCTTGAAAGCATTGCTAGTTTTTGACCTTCATCTGAACTATTAAATGCTAATCCTGTTGGATAATCTGTTTCGCCACTTAAATCTAATATTTCCCCTGCATATGACATTGTACTTATATCGTTTGGAGTTGTCATATCATATCGTAATATTCTCTGACTGTACAAAGCAACAAACAGTTTAAGCCCATCAGACGAAACTCTTATAGCTTCAAATCTTGAGCCGTTACCTTCATTGCCTTTAGTAAAAGTTCTATCAACAGCGCCATTACTGTTTGAAATGTTGTAAGCTTGAGCATAAGTTCTCGTAACTATTTTTCCGTCAGCATAACAAGCAAAAAAAGTTCTCCCATCCCCCGAAACTGCTAACCCTAATGGGCCACTATTTTGGTATGGAAAAGTGTCATTACCTTGATTTGTTCCACCACTTATAAAAAACCCGGTAGGAAAATAAACTCTAGATAAATTATAATTTGTATCTAAAGCAAAAAATTGTTGTCCATTTGTTGAGAAAGTAAATGCTTGAGGAGAGTTACTTATACCAGTCATTCCGTTAGTATAAAACTGTTGGTCATATGACGAACTAATAGTGCTTAGATCATACGGAGTTGAAAGAGTGAACCTTCTCAAAGCATGATTAGTGTCTATTACAAACACTTTTGTACCATCTGGTGAAATAAATAATTCTCGTAAATCACTACCTGCATTGCTCACATTTGCAGAAACACTATCGTAAGACGCAACATTTAAGCTGTAGCTTGCTGCTATACCTGCCATAGTAATACCATTAGCATCACCTGCGCTTTTTAGCCCAAACATAGACCAAGACCCTGCGGCTATCGTAGAGTTATCTGTAAATGCAGAGCCGCCTGTTGTACTGTATGCACCGCCAGTAGATGTAAGTACTACATCACCGCCATTTCCTACAATGCGTTTGCCTACGTCTGTTGAGGCAAATGAGCCAGAGCCAAGAGCCACTACGTTTGTAGATGGCAAAGTATATTTATAAACAACATCCTGAGCGACTGCATACATTTCAGTATCGTTAGAGCGTAAATACAGACCTTGATTAGAAGTTTGTTGAATTGTTACATTTCTGTTTGGACTACTTATAGTACTTAAATCATATGGTGTTGAAAGATTATATTCATGAATTTGTGAAGCTGTAACAATATACATTACTGTTCCACTACTATTAAACACAATGTCTTTTGGGGTATTTGCTATTAAACCACTAGCAGTAGTTGCTGTACTAGAAGCCGTTGTAATATCCCATGCAGTTGATAAACCCCACTCTACGACATGATTATAGGTATAATCACAAATAAACATTTTTGTACCATCAGGTTTAAAGGTAATACCTTGTGCGCCAGTACCATGAGAGCTACTTATATTTTTATTACTTCCTGATGTGTAAGAAGCATAACTTAAATCCCAAGGATAACTAGAATTTATGTCATACTGAAAACAAGTTTGACTGTTACCAACTAACCAAAACCTAGTACCGTCTGGTTTCCAATACATACCTCTACCATTACTTAACTGCGAGTTATGGCTAAATGTAGCACTCTGAGATCGGGTAGTTATATTCCAAGCCGTTGATAAAGTATGCTGATACATTGTTCCACTAGAACCGCCATTAGAAGCATAAAGTTTTGTTCCATCAGTTGAAAAGTGAATTGCTTGAGTATCACTACCAGAGACACTATCATTAACGCTAGAATAAGTAAGAGTTGTAATATCAGAGTTTGCGGCTGTTGTAGGCGTCAGCGTCACATTTGCAGCCGTATTGTGGAAATCGTAGTTACTTGCTGTAGAGTTTACATCCCAATTACCTTTCGTTGATATGCCTTGCTGTGGCACTTCTTTGGTAGCTGAGACTACTGGTGCAGACGTTATGCTTTGAGACAAAGTAATGTCTGCCGTTTCGTTTTGGGTAAACGTCTTGGTCAAGCTGCCAGAAGTAACGCTAATGTTATCTAGCTGTGTCTGTAATGCGCTTGTAGCACCGACCACTTGGTTTAGTTCGGCTGTTGTTGCAGTAACACCATCAAGTTTGTTTAGCTCGGCTGCGCTTGCTGTTAAGTCACTTATCTCTGATACTGATATTGCACCATCTGATAAAGCATTGCCTGTTGATATA